CAGGTCGAAAGAGGTCTGTTCGGAAGCGGAATTGAAATCGAAGTAGGTCATGATCAGGACTCCTGAGTGGAAGTGGATTCGGGGATGGCAGCGGGCGCGGGGCGCGCGAAATCGAGCCGTTCGGTAGCGGGCCTGGCCGGGCCGGCAATCTTTTCCATGAGGCGGCCGAGGTGCGGCTCCTCGATCGGATCGAGCCGCCCGGAGCGGTCCTTGGCGGGGTAGCCCCATGCGTTCAGCGTGTGGCAGACGAAGGCGCGGTAACTGGTGCCGTCATCGGCTTTCAGCTCGGCCAGGGTGACCACCTCATCGACGATGCCGGGCAGTTCCAGGCCGGTTTTGGAACCGTCGATCTGCAGGGAGAACACGCGGCGATTGAAATCGTCGAGGCGCTCGTCGAGGATGCCGACGAACCACACGTTCTTGCCGCGCGTGTGCTGCAGGTGGGTCAGCCAGGCGATCATTTCCTGGCCCATCAGCCCGTATGCACCCCGGCTGTCGGGTTTGCCGGTCTTCTCGGAGTAGGCCTGGGGCTGGCCCTTGCACCATTGCAGGCACAGGCGACCGGCCACGGTGATGGAGTCGACGAACACGGTGTCGTACTTGTCCAGGACCGTCGGATCACCGAAGCGCGCGCATACGGCATCGAAGTGGGCTTGGCTGAACGGCTGGTCGTCGCGCAGCGCCGGGTTCGGCCCGCCGATGTACACCGCGAAGTCACGACACTCCTGCCAGGTGCGCGGACGGATCGTGTCGCCGGCCCAGCCCTCGACCGCGAGATCACCAGCCTCAAGATCAAAGAACAGCGTGGCCGTGGGTTTCAGCGTCCAGAGTTGCGAGGTCTTGCCGATGCCGCTCTTGCCAACGAGCACACCCTTCACGCCACGGCGCTCGGCCAGACGCTGGTCTGCAGTAATGATGGGGAGGCTCATTTGCCGGCCTCCTCGTTGCTGATGTTGGCGAACGCGTCAGCGACGGTGGTCACGCCGAGTGCGCCGCGCTTGCGGGCCATTTCGTACAGGTCGCGCAGACCACTCAGACGGCGATGGATCAGACGGGATTCCGACTCCATACCCTGGATCGCGAAGGCCAGGTCATCGATGGTGGCGTCTTCGAGGCGACGCACGACTTCGTCGGGGCGATTGCCGTCCAGTGCCGGGATGCGGATGTTTTCCGGCAGATCCCGGAGATACATTTCCGGCTGTTTGCGCAGTAGTTCGAGCAGCGTAGGTTTGGTTTTCATGGCGATTACTCCTGAAGCAGAGCGAGACGGAAGCCCGGCTTGCCGGTCTTGAGGGTGCGTGCCGGGGCGAAGGCGCTCTTGAGCGACTCGGGCCACGCGTTGAACTTGGTTTCCGAGATCCGGTAGCTGATCTCCACGTACTCGGACGGGTCGTCACCATTGGCGGCGATGCGCTGGGTGATCTCGGCGAGCCGCTTCTGGTCCCAGTCGACTTTCTTGGGCAGATCGGCGGTGATGCGGACGTGCCCGTCGTCGAAATGGACGACGCCGGTGTCCTTGCCTGCCGCCAAGCGCAGTTGGTGCGCGCGGTCGGCATACTTGAGATCCAGCGCGCGATCGACGTGCTCGACGATCGCCTTGGCAGCAGCCAGAAGATCAGTAGCGTCGTTCTTGAGCTGGAACAGGGACTCGCTGGCAAGCGCAGCCAGTTCGCCGGCCGGGGTGGTCAGGACTTCGTCGGGGGAGATGCGGTTCACAGTGCACCTCCCGCATTGACGCGTTCAGAGGTGCTCTTGCGCAGGCTCTCGGACTCGTAGGCTTCGATGTCCTCGATGCGATAAGCGACGCGCCCCTGCAGTTTCAGAAATACCGGGCCGATACCTTCGGAGCGCCAGCGTTCAAGCGTTGCTTCGCTGACTCCCCAACGTTCGGCCAATTGGCCTTGATTCAGATGTTTGACACTCACGATGCACTCCTTCTGGTTGTTGCGAATTCGTGAGGTCAGTTTCGAAGTCGGCCTGTACGGGCGTCCGCCGCCGCCATGTACGGGCTGATGTACGGGCGCAGCTCTTGAGGGAAAAAGCGGAGCCCAGAAAGCAAAAAACCGCCCGAAGGCGGTTTTGCGTGCTCATGAATATTGGTGTTGGCTCATTCCAATTTGATGCCGTACCCAGCTTCGTCATGCTCGATGTAATCAAGCCATTGGCTGTTACCGCTGAAGATGCTCGGGACCCGTTTGCCGCGTGCGGCCTCGCGCGACCCGTGTGCCGCGACCAGGATGTCGCCAGCAGAAACTCGTTGGCGTCCATTCTCGAACTGCTCGACCAGATACTTCACCACTGCTGCCTGTTTAGGTCCGGTGACCTTCCAAGGAGAAATCGATCGAGTGGTGATGTGTAGCGTGCTGTTGAAATGGTCGAATCTCACAACGGGCGAGCGCTCAATCGTTTCGCCTGGAGATGCGAGCAACAGTCGGTGGATCAAGTCGGTATCAACCACCGGGCTGGCGCTGTTCGGGCTCAACACGCTGTTGAGCGGGATGAGCCGATAGTTCCTGGGTGGTCGCACTATCGCGGGCGGCGCAGACCCGGTGGTGAGAATGACGCCGGTGTCGGGCAGAGATGGTTGGTCCAAATGCCGGTATACGTCATCGATAGAATTCGCCAAGCCTCGGGCCAGCCACGTATCGACATGGACTTGGCCGATGCGCATCTTCCCGAGATGCCAGAGGACACCATCGATGGCTGCGGTGGTGATACCGCGTCGTAGCGCCTGCGGGATGTCCATGAGATCTGCCAAGTAGTTCAGCAGCTTCGTGGCAGTGACTGCGCGGACGGCAGCCATCTCGGCGGAGATATATTTCACGCGAAAGGTTTCCGGGCAGCGGTAGCGGTACCGAGCAGGATCAGCGTCCTCCTCGATATCGACCAGGATTCGCTCGTCGCGGCACGGTGCCGGGTAGCAACCCGCGTAGCCGACGCACTCAGTCCAGGCGGCCAAATCATGGTCAGAAAGACTCAGTGTGCGCGATAGGTCCCATCCGGGAACACCGTGCAGGCGCTGCCCATCACCGTCGGCAATCGACTGCCCTGAATGCTCGAACAGATCGATCAGTTCAAGCAGCGACTGCGTCGGCAGGGGCTTCGACGACATGACCGATCTCCTTCACCAGATGCCATTTGGCCAGCAGTCGGTCGCACAGCGCCCGGTCCTTTTCCCGCTTCGTCTTGATGTTGCACTTGTTGTCGTCACGCAGGATCACCGTGATCGTCCGCGCGCGGTCCTTGCCGACCTTTTTCAGCTTGATGGACAGCTTGGCGTAGTTCAGGTGGTGATCGCGGAAGTCGAAGGTAGGGCTGATCAACGACCGAGCAGCGGTGTAGATGTCGTCGGCATCCTTGGTCCAGATCTTCACCAGCAGCGAGCGACCGTTTGCAGCGGAATAGCCGAGCTCGACGACCTTGACGTGAGCCACGGGCTCGCCAGCCGAGTCGAAGTTTCGCGGCGCCGCCAGGCTCTGGTAGTCGTATTGCTTGAGCGGGATCTTCTCGCCGGTGATCGGCGATTGCAGCAGTGAGTCGGCCACGATTCGGGCCAGCGCTTCGCGCCCATCCGTATCCTTCGACAGCACCTCCAGGTGTCCATTGGCCGGCTCATAGGTGATGTGCGATGACACCGCCCGGATCACCTCTTGTGGCACCAGCTCGCTGGCCTGCACGCAGTCGATGATTTCCGGTGGGCGGTTGTGGTGGATGCTGATCTGGTAGAGGTCCACGTCTTCGCCGGTCTGCGTATCGGGCCGCAGGCGCTTGAAGATCTGGATCGCGACGGCGTCATCGGAGCACCCGAGTTGCTGGGCGACGGTCTGGTGGAACGCCGTCTTGGCCGTCGCGTCGTCGAGTACCGCAAGGTTGGCGGGCGCCATGAAACCCGAGTAGCAGGAGGCGCTTTGCCGGAACACGTCGGCCTGGCGGGCGTTGAGCGCTTCCTCGAAGATTACGGGCTCATTGACGTGCAGCCACAGCGCGCGCTGGTACTGGTTTGGGATCGCGGCGAAGGCTTCCCGGGCGGCGTCATCGAAAATGTCGTCCTTGAAGCCGTCGATGACGTCTTGGCCGGCACCATCCGACAACAGCACGATCCGTTCGGCCACTTCCTCGATCCGCTGCCGCTCACTCACCCCAAGGGCGGACAGCACGGCCTCCATCTGTTCACGCTGCTCCTTTTTCGGCTTCTTGGTGTCCAGGTCCGGCATGGCCAGGCTGAACTCGTCCACCATGAATTCACGAAACACTGCCGCCGGCAGGTGGCCCAGGAGCTTGGTCAAATTCTCTGCATCGTTCATCTACATACCCCTCAAAAGGTTTGGATCGGCTTGGTATCAGCCCCGACGGCCCCTTTTCCTGAGTGGGGTGTGCAGACCGATTGACGTTCGGTGTACCGAACGATTACGATTGTCTCGGAATGCTGCGGGGTTTGTCAAGTAGGTACGAATTCGTTCGGCGCAGTGGTATTATTTTCGGCCTGACGCGAACACATGAGGAGATACCGGTGCCATCGCCCCTGGGGGACAAGATCCGCGC